TCGGTTGACGAGATAAGGTATATCAAACCCGTCAATATTCCAACCAGTGACAACATCAGGATAATTATCCTGCCAATCAGACATAAATTTTTTACATAGGTCATATTCATCTTTACACTTTATATACCAAACATTATCGTTTTGATTGTCATAATCACCACAACCATAAACTGTAGTGCCTCCATTTAATTGACGAATATTGATTGCAGTAATTTCTTCATCTGCACGATAGGGATCTGGAAAACCATTCTCAGAACCAACTTCAATATCAATAACAACTATTGATAGTTCACTGATATCCCAATCAATTTGACCGACATGATTCTCTGCAATGAATGCATACGCATATCTATCGTTACCATAGACTTTAAAGTTCTCTACACCTTCATAACGCTTGACAAAATCACGAGCCTCACGGATCGTGTCGAACTTCATTGGTTCAAGATTCTCACCGAATAATGTTTTATATTCGGATTCTTTTTTAGACGGCAGAAAAAGAGTAGGCGAGTAATTGATTTTCTCTTTTACTCGCCTACCATTCTTCACCCCTCGATAAAGTATATGTGGTCCATATACAGAAACGTTGGTGTAGTATTTACTCATTAAAGTGTTTTCGCAATTGTGATACCTGATCCAAAGATCGTGTTATATTGATTTTCTAGTTCAAGTACCGGTGTTGTTATAGTCAAAATGTCAGCACGACTTATTTTGATTCCAGTCTTTACTTCATTACTATACTCTAAAAATGGAGCAAAAGCAATACCTCCTTGATCTGTTGCCGATCTTGCAGGAATTTGTACCACTTGAACTGGTTCTTTGATTATTATATGTTCATACTCTATGTCATCGGTAACTTCACCGAGTAGTGTATGATTTGTTTTGAGTGTAATTAATTTTTTCATTGTATACTAACTTCCATATCAGATTCTAATACATCTAGGGTTACCCATTTACGTGGAAAGAGCATTTCTCTACCTACAAAGTCTTTCATATCATAAGTGGGATCGTCAACAAGGCCGATCAACTCTACCTTGTTATCAAACTCACGGAGTGCCAAGTCATACTTGTATGCCTTGAGATTTTTGTCGTTTGCAATTTTTTTAGCGATTTCACGAATATTCATATTGTACTCCATTATTGACGCATTTGCGCCTGTAGTTGATCGATTAATTGTTGTATCTCTGCCCGAATACTTTCATTAACACTAGGTATCCAGGGCAGGATATGTTTCAACAGTCTAACTAATTCATTAGGTGGCATTAACTGTCAGCAAGATGCTTCTCTAGTGCTTTAGCGTAACGATTAGCATGTGAACGTTCTGCTTTCGCAAGAGTCTCAAACCAATCTGCAACTTCATCGAAACCTTCTTCACGAGCAATCTTCGCCATGCCTGGATACATGTCTGAATACTCATGAGTTTCACCACTAATTGCTGCTTCAAGCATTTCTTTAGCAGTCTTTGCTGGCATACCAGTTCCTGGTTCACCTGCACCACCTTCGATTAGATATTCCATATGTCCATGTGCGTGACCGGTTTCACCTTCAGCAGTAGAACGGAATAGTGCTGCTAGATCGTTTTCACCTGCAATATCACATTGATTTGCGAAATACAGATAACGACGATTTGCCATTGATTCACCTGCAAAAGCCTCTTTCAAGCACTCAGCAGTTTTTGTACCTTTTAAACTCATAATTTCTCCTTAGTTAATGTCCATGATCCGTCTTGATTGTCAATCCACTTCAACGTATCACCTATTTCCCAACCCGTTTCTTTTAATAAATCATCTGGTAGTTCGACAACATAATCATCTTCTATCTTTTTCACTTCTAATGTCCATCTAGACATAATCTACCTTCTTAATATGAACTTGGCATTTATGCAAGAAATCTAAACCTACCTCACTTTTATAATTGTGTCGATAATAAACATGACTTATTCCTGCTTGATAAATTTGTTTTGCACAATCAAGACAAGGTGCATGTGTCACAAACAAATGAGCACCTTCACTAGAATTGGTAGACTTAGTAACTTTTGCCAAAGCATTTGCTTCAGCATGAATTACTTCTGGTTTGGTAACCATCTCAATATGGAAATCATCGATGTAAGTTTCAGTCTCACAGTTATTATCCCAACCAGATGGCATACCATTGTAACCAATCCCAATGATTGTGTCATTCTTTACTATAACACAACCGACATGCAAACGTCTAGCGCTTGAGAGTTCGGCATACACTTCTGCCGTTTTCATGTGTGCTTTTTGGAACTTATCCTTCAGAAACATCTTCGCCACCTTTTTTCTTCTTCTCCCTAAATTGGAAGTCGAGTCGAGGAGCCACGTCGGCTGCAATAGTCTCTTGGCGAAAGAGAGTTTTTTGCTCACCGGACATGTTCATCAACAGGCGCTTAGTCTGTTTATCCATTCTGTAATGTGAGGTAGGTTTTTTCATAATATAACTTTCAAAAAATTAAGCAGCTTTCTTTTCTTCCTGTAATAGTGTAGGAGTAAAGAAATTCAATTCATTACCAATTTCGATTTTGCGTGGTTTTTTATGCTCTGGAATGATGTTCTCAAGTCCAATGCGTAGTATACCATCTTTGAATTCTGCACCTTTTACTTCAATGGTGTCAGCAATTGTGATTGTTTTAGTGAAAGAACGTGTTCCAATACCACGATGTAGATATACCAAATCAGCAGTACCTTCTTGTTTCTCACCCTTGATAACCAATGTATTATCTTGTACTTGGATATCAATTTCATCTTTACTAAAACCAGCAACAGCAAGTTCTACAACATACTTATTATCATTTGCTTTGATAATATTATGTGGTGGGAAGTTTGTAACGGGTTTAGTGTCGTTTAAGATTTCTTCTACATCACGAAAGAATTTTTCAAATCCCAATGTCTGATTTAGAATCATTGGACCAAAGCGACCAGTAACAGTCATTTTTTTCTCCTTATTAAGCAAGTTAAAATTACGTGATCCCGAAGGCATCACGACTTACTTGGCAATCGCAAATGCTGTGCGGTTGACAAGATAAGTTCTTTGGGGATTACTTTCATTAAAGACCCGTATAAATTCGTTGGCGCCTTCTTTTACTATGTCATTGTAATCCCTAGTAAACACTACTTCTTGTGTGTACTTATTAATCAGTTTTATCGGATTGTTTTTCACTTTGTTCATAATAAATCACCATCTTAAAAATCCGTTTTCTTTTTTCCAATGTTATATTTAGTCACAAGTTCCCAATCATCTTTCTCTTTGAAGGAGATAATTTTAATCTGATGAATTGGTGCCATGTTATCTCTAACAATTTGAGGATTCATAATCTTTACCAATCCCCACTGTTCTAACAAATTGGCAATCGTATTTCTACGTTGAACATCATTATCTGAAATATTAGATGGTTTACCATCTAACGCAAATAATTCTTTAAAGTGTACAATATAATACTTACCTTGTTTATGCAAAATGTGGCAAGATTGATAAAGTATTCTTTCCTTGCGTGACGAAACACCGATTCTGGTTAATGTTTCTCTTACCTTCAAAAAGTCATCTTCTTCCTTCAGTTGCACTTCGACAAATTTAGAAATATCAGTCATCTCATTTCCTTAATCCACCCTTGTGGGTTTTTTCTTTTAATTTTTGGATTTGTTCATCACTAAGGAGGCGGAGAGATTCAAGTGCCTTTTGGTCGGAATATCCATATAGGATTTTGAGACATTCTATATCGTCACTTGATTCAGGCTTTAACCACTTAGAGAACGGACGTTTCTTTGCCCGCACGGTATTTAGTAAAAAGTCAAATTGCATCTTTTTATCTAGATGATGGCGGGTATTCATCTCATTTGCAAACATCACACAGTCATACTGATAAGAAAGACTCTTGTTGGTCAGAAACGGAACATATTCTTTCTCCGTTGCTTCATCAACAATGAGATTCTTCTTACCTTGCATAATCTCATTTACATAATCAAAAGGTTTACTCATGATACAAACTTCTCCAAAGAATTGACTTCAAAATTATGCATTCTTTTTTGAGATATAGAATTCTCTATTCTCATGCACTCATCTTGTTCATCTAGATTCATCAAAGGCATTCTGTCAAATCTTTGACCATAAGAATAGATGTACTCTGATTCTGCCAAACTTAACAAGGCTCTTCGTTGTGTATTCTTAATATAATCTTGTGGAACTGCAACATATACAAATATTTTTCTATCTCTATTGAATTGTGGTTCATATAGACTGTGAAATAATTCATACTTATCTTCATCGTAACGATCAAGTCTCTTTTCAAGATTTCTAAAATGAGTTTTCATTCTACTTTTAAACAGAGTTTTAAACTCACCTCTATTGGTCGTTTTGTCTTTTCTGTCAAAAAAGACACTATCATGACTGTATCTTCCACCAGTCACACCAATATAAAAAGTATCTTGAAATTCGTTTGGATGTTGATATTTTTCAGGAACTTTGTCCAGAAAAGCAAACGCATAAACTGCTCCATGTATACCATTTGCCATGGCATATATCTGTTCTTTAGTGAACCATCCTAATACTTTTAGACTTGTAGTGACGTTCATACAAATTCACACTCCACCATCAATTCAGTGAGACAAGCGACCAGATTGATTTCTGGATCTGCAACAAATGCATTCTTGTATTGATAGTCAGCAAGAATGATAACTGCCTTCGGAATAGAAGAAGGTTTCAATACATCATACATGTTGTCATAGATTGAACGAAAGATCGTATTAGGATCCGAATCGTTCGTTGCTGCCCACTTACGAATAGAACCAAAGTCTTTGTTCGCAACGTGTTTCACAATCTCAGCCAGTTTTACATTACTGACTTGTGCCAGAATACCTTCATTGATTTCACCATATTTTGAATAACGTTGTAGTTCGTTAATCACACGACGAAAATCTGGAAAGTGTTTCTTAACAACTTCCGCAACAATCTTTTGTTCGTATGGTACTTCTTCTTCAGTCAGAATCGATTTGATACGACCAAAGAACTTAGATGCCATCTCTGCCTTCTCAGACGGAGATAGATTGAAGTCAACAACAGAACAACGTGAATGCAGTGGATCGATGATACGTTGTTTGTAATTACAAGTGAAAATGAAAGAACAATTCTTTGCAAATTCTTCAATCGCATTACGCAACGCAGGTTGTGTCGAATTAGGATTCAGGTAGTCTGCTTCGTCGATGATGATAACCTTGCGATTACCAGTAAAACTCATCGCAGAAGCAAACCCCTTAATCTTTACACGAAAGGTGTCGATACCAGATTCATCAGAACCATTGATTACAATGTAATCGCAACCGATCTCGTTGCACATTGCTTTCGCTACGGTTGTCTTGCCTACTCCCGGACCACCAGCTAGAATTAGATTTGGTATCTCTTTCTGACTGACGTATTCCTGAAATGGTTTCTTTAGACGATCTGGTAGAATACAGTCCTCGATTGTTTGAGGACGATACTTCTCTGTCCATAATATATGTTCCATTAGAACCTTTCACAAATATCATAATATTAAGCAGCTTCGAACTTGCTGCCTGTCTCAGTAGTAATCCAGTATTGAATCTTACGATCATTATTCTGGAAATGTGCAATACCCTTTGCAGAGATTGTCACAGTATAGTTTCCTGTTATAAGTTTTTCAATAAACTCAGAACGGAAAATCATATTGTATTTGGTTCCGTTGCCATCACCAACTTTCAGTTTGTTAGTATTAGCAGTATTGTTCATCTGCAAATCCGTGGTTGAAAGATTAACTTCTGTACCATCAGATTCTACAACAATGTGTGTGGATGACAATAGACGACCAACTTGAAGAACCCACTGTAGATCGTCTTTCGATAGGTCAAACTTGATATCTTCACTTGGCATTACGATATCTTTCTCTGGTGCCACGACGATAACATCTGCATCACAGAAACCGTAACGGATAGTAGAACGACCACCCTTGCATTTGATCTTAACCTCTTTATCAGAGAACTCAAATTCGGGAGAATCGTCTGCGGAAATGACGCCCAAAAAATTATTTATGTCATATACACCGAAATTTGTGGGAAATTCTTCAGAAATTTCTGCGCTGGTCAAAATATTTTTGTGAGAATTTACAGTTCGGAGTGTCTTTCCAGTGCGGAAGAACATTCCTTGGTTGATATTGCCGTAGTTCTTTAGAACTTCAATTGTTTCTTTGGATAGTTTCATTATTTACCTCATTATTAAAATTGTCATCAATCGAATAGATTATATCATGTTCATACAAGAACATCAAGCAGCACATGGCATGAGCTAGGTGATGTATGCCAGATTCTGGATCATCTCGCTCACCGTTCTTCCATGCCCATACGTGCCGTTGCATTGCATCAAAGTATCTACGTTTGGACTCAGGTACGAACTTCCAGTTGCCTCGTTCATACTTCTGAGCACCAAACGTCAATACAGCTACGGTCGCTTCGAGTGCTTTGGGTGGAAGCAAACCATATTCTAGTTTGCCCCCATCAAATTTACGACCTTGTTGTGTCATAGTTTACCTGTGAACTGTGCTACTGCTGGCATGTTACCAGTAAACGCATATGTACCAATGTGTTGTGTTTTCATCCATGGGCACAAATACACTTGTCCACCAATCGCTCGCCACCACTGGCAGAACATGTAGTCCTCTGACAGATAACGATGTGATGCTTCTGCTTCTAGTTCAAGCATCTTTTTCGCTTCTTCAGACACATCTTCACCCTTAGATGCACGTTCCATCAAACGATGAATATCTTCAAAGTTGTATCCTTTGTCGATAACAGTATCAAAGTAAGCATGAATGTAACGTGATCCATCAAAGTTAGCTTGTCCAACGTGATCTGGTTTGTATCGCAGATGTGGATATGCTTCTGCAAACTTTGTGAACACTTCACGTTTCACCATCATGAATCCAGTACCAATCTCCATCACTTCTAATGGCTCAGTAACTTGAAACTGTGATGTACCTTTGACAACGTTAAACACATACTCACCGACAAGAGTTTCTAATTCTCTTGCTTCCATGTTTGGATGTTTACGTGCTGCTGCAGCGATATTACCCCAATTGATAGACTTCTTAGGATAAGGTGCCCCAATAACATCTTTATCAAGTGCCATCAATGCAATAACGTCACGCGGATCGTAGTGAATATCAGAATCGATAAAGAGTAAATGTGTGCATTCCGAACGAAGGAACTCATCTACTAGGTAATTTCTTGCTCTTGTAATTAATGATTCGTTGAAAAGAAAGGAAAACTTTGTATCAACGCCGTAACGTGACATGACTGCCTGTAAATCCAAAGAGGATTTCATATACAGACCGTGATTCATACCACCATACATTGGTGTTGCAACAAAGAGTTTATTTTTTCTCAGTTCATCTATTTTGACTTGAATTTCCATAATTTATCCATAAAAAAGAGAGAGGGATATACTAATATATATCACCTCTCTCCACCTGTTTACCTACTAATTAGGCAAATGCTCGTTCGCCTTGAGCACGAATAGCCGCAATACCTTCAGCAACCATACGCTTAGTTGGTGTGCCTAGACGGTAGAAGAAAACTTTGTCACCGTGTGCATTGATACGGCTGTTATGATAGATTGCGTATCCATCATTACGTAGCTCATTGATTAGAGCTGATGGGTTTGCAACACCGAAAACACTCTGCATTTTGTTTGCAGTGAGAGTGTTGTAACCATCTTCTTTAGACAGATATGCCAGAACTTTTTGTTTTGCTGATTTCATAGTAAAAACTCCATATAGTTTAGTCGCACAATTTGTGATACAGAGGCGACTCATCTCTGTACGATACATAATACTACACCCAAGAGAGTAAGTCAATACTCTCTCAGGTATTAATGTCGATTAGAACGGTATTTCTTCACTCGTTTCTGGTTTTGCAGGTTCCTCAACAGGAGGTGCCATGATTTGTTCAGCACTTGCACCTGCATCGACTTTGGTATACAGATCAAGGAACGATGTTTTGGTATCAATATCAAAACGATTCAAGCAAAGTTGGATTGCTTTCATCTTGTTACCGAATACACCATGAGTCTTGACGATGTGTACCAGACGACGAGTTGAGATAACTTCATCAACACCGCCTTCATTGAATGTTTTACGAATAACGTCAGCCCAAGTAACAAGTTTTTCTGCAAACTCATCATCAGGTTGACCAACAGATTCTAGTTCTTTCTTTAGAATCTTACGTTCGATTGCATTCGACGGCCAATCTTGTTCCATCGTATTGAGGAATCGCTCGAGGAACGCTTCGTTCAGTACGTTGGTATACATGTAACGACCATCTTCTGAACCTTTACCTTTAGTATTTGCAGTAGCAAAAATGGTAAAGCCAGGTGCAGGTGTAACCAATTCATTCTTTTTCTTCAAAAGAAATGGTTTACCCTCAAGAACACGCTGCAATGCAGCAAGATTGTTCGCACCATAATCAATCTCGTCAATACACAGAACTGCACCTTGACGAGCGGCAACAGTCACAGGACCGTCACGCCATTCCATCTGACCGTCGATGAGAACATAGTTACCCAACAGATCAGATTCATCAGTATCAGGAGTCATGGATACACAAACGAACTTACGTTTCGCTTTTGCACATGCCTGTTCAACTGACATTGTTTTACCATTACCTGAATGACCTGTAATGAATACAGGAAAGAACTGTTCAGATTTTACAATGTTAAGAATGTCATCAAAATTACCAAACGAAACATAGTTCTTGTAAACAGTAGGAATTAGATTCTCTGTTTCAAGATCAGTAGTAACATTGGAAATACGATGACCTTTCTTAACTTCAGGTTCTATTTGTTTAGGCATAGGTAAAACTTTCGCAGATAGATTGGGCACCCAATACATGCCACGTGCGGCACGATTAGAAGGTTCTTTCAAAAACCATTGAGGAACTTTAATGCCCAGACCATCACAAATACTTTCAATCTCTGATTTACTCACAGCAGCTTTGCCGGTAGTGAATAGAGCATTCAAAAACTTCTCACGGGTTTCAGTACGAACTGACATAATATAGACTCCAAATCAAAGATACATCATAATAATAACATCAAATGGCATTACTGTCAAGCTCAGACAGCAATACCACCGATGAATTTAGATACCAAAACTCGGTTAACTTGACGAGACTTGTTCATTTTCATAAACGCATTTGCCAATTTACCAGAGGTAACTTTACCATTAATCTCAAGACCTTCATCTTCAATCTTGAGACTAGTACCGCCAGGAATCAGAAAGAAATTATCATACCCTTTTGTTTTACATTCAAGGAACTTTTGTTTCTTGAGTGTTTTGGTATGTTTGTCAGTCCAATCAGCGAACTCACGATCTCTTTGCCAGTTATCCTGAATCTTGTGAATACGTTCCAAATCTTCATCTTCATAACGATTACGGATTGCATTCTTAGTATCACTGTTAGAATTGCCAGTAATAAAGAAACCGTAAATTTTGGCACCAGTAACTTTGGTCAGCCAAGTCATTGTTGCAGCACGTAATTCGTTGTAAGAATTTTTATAGTGCATTGAAAACTTATTCTTACGATCAATCAGATATGTGTTAAACATTTCTGGCGAAGCGTGTTCAGGAACCAATTCACCATGACCGCCATCTCTATATGAATGACGCAGAGCATCGGCATCACCGTCATGCACAACAACCAGATTTACAATATCCAAGTTATGTTTCATGCGAAATTCATCGATAACTTTGCGTGATGCAAATAGAGATTCAATCAGTGGTGTATTCGACAAACTTTCGCTAGGAGGAATCGGATGCCATGTACTTCTGTATCCGCCTCTTCCCTGAAACGATCTACGAAGCAACAACATCATCTTAACAGATCGTTGAAATTCCGCAGCAGACATTGATGAATTCAGATATTCACGCAAGAATACTGGACGAACAATAATTTCTCCTGCTTTGTTTACAACCTGTTGTTTCTGCAATTGATTGACAGAGAAAGTATAATCATATTCCGTGTTGCCTTTATCAAGCACATATGCATCAACCGCATTACCAAACCCATAGACAGTGAACGGAATGTTTACTTTACGGCAGAAGAATGCAAGAACTAAAATCTGTTCGATTGATGGAGCCATGTTCTCTGTCATCGAACCAGATTTGTCAAGCAACAAAATCAAACCATGCGATTTACCTTTAGGTACACGCATAACTTTCTTGAAGATTGCATCATCAAGTTTGTATTTGTAGATTTTGTTAATATCAATGTCACCAGTCGATGATACTTTTGCTTTTGAGAATTTACTTGCGGCTTTACGCATCTCAAATTCTTTTGCAAGCATGGTAATGTAACGTTCGTTCTTCTGTTTGAAATCTTTGTATTCAGATTCAGATGAACTAGTCACAGTATCACCATACTGTTCAGTATAAAACTGTTCAAGTTGTTTGATTACACGCTTTGCAGGTGTAACGATTTTATCTAAATTGATTTCTGTCGGAACATGAACATACTTGTACTCTTTAGAAGTTTCATCAAGCAATTTTGCTTCGTTACGACGAAAGTTCTCATCTGTTTCTGCACGTGGAGTGAACTGATCCTTAACAGAAGGAACAGAGTCTTTCTCACGATTTGTTTTTCCTGATTTCTTTTTATCATCAGACGAACCGTTGTCACCAGAAGCTGAGTGTCCCTGGTCACCATCACCTTCATCACCTTCTTCAGAATCAGAACTATCAGAACCGAAATGATGTTCATCTTCGCCATCAAAAATATCATCGGCATCAATTTCATCATACATATCTTCCAACTCATCTATTTCTTCTTGAAGATCAGGATTTTGTTTGAAGAAATCTTCCATCAATTGTTGTTGTTCTTCTTTCGAGTATTCCCAAATTTTATTGGTAACTCGTACAACATCTTCCCAAGTTTCAACACCATGAACTTCATCTAACAGTTCACGTTCAGTGTCATTGTAGAATTCTACTTTGAAGAAAGGACCGATCTTGAAATGAATATTGATACGATCAATGAATGCAAGTGCTCTAGTACGACCGTCCAGACCAAAGAAATCTTTACGATTCAATTGATCGTATGCACGGTGAAACGGACCAACGATACCAGGATATTTGCGTTTGACTTTTTTCTCAATGCGAGCATCTTCAATCACATTAAGAAAATGTTTGTATGCACGACCGTTCTTAGATGCAACATCATGCCATCCATCAGAAGGTGTATATAATGCGTGACCAACTTCATGACCCATCAAAAGATCGTATAGATCACCGTCCATATCTTTCCAGATCGGACAAGTAAGCACACGGGTTTTGGGATTGAATGAAGCGGTTGTAACTTTACGGTGTTCTACCGTTATATTTTCCGTTGCCATCAACTTGGCAAGGATTGATTTTGATTCTGCTGTAATCATACAGACTCCAATTACTATTGAACTTCTAGTATATCAGTCTTTATAATTTTTGTCAAGTAACCATGCAATTGTTGCCGTAATGTTGCATCTTTGGCAACTTCTTCCATTATAGCCGGTAATCCGTGATACTGCATTGCCGAAATGACATCATTTACACTGTGGTAAAAATGCATTTCTTCTTCTTGTGATATTTGTTGCCAGATTGAATTGTCCATAGGAGTATGATACTACATTTAGAAAAAACTGTCAAGCGAATTCACCTGACTTTGTTTATAACATTCTTTCCATCCAATCTTTGCCGCTAAACGTGGTATACCTTTCCACTGTCCACCGGTAACTTCTTTTTCATATAACTTAACTATACCTGGATGAAACTCTGCAAGTTTTTTCATTGCATTATTATGTCGTTCCAGTGTACGTTCAGATTCACAACCACCTTCTGATTGTGTTGCTATCGTATCTATTCTAAATCTATTACTAGTACGATTCTTATATCCTTTTTTCAACAACTGTAACGTGACATGAAAGTCCTCAGAAAACTCACAACCCAACCAATCCAATTCATTCGCAGGAAACTTTGTGCCATCATAATAAACGTTTGCACAAAGTCTGGTTATTTCTTTATACTCACTTTCACGATCAGGTATATTCCACGCAACATCCATACCAGAAAATGTTATTCCTTGATCCATCCATCCACAGACTGTATTTTCCCATTCAACAAAGTCAGATTCTTCCATCTTTCTTTTCGAATAGTCACCATCTTCACCTTGCATTCTTGTACGATAAAAAGACAAGTCATCATCTAAAACTGCAAATCGTTTATCTAGATTCTGTTTGACAATCCATTCCCTTGTGGGTGCAAGTGTTTGAATTTGTTCTGGTAACACAACTATAGGATACGAATCATATAAATGTTTCTCACGATCTTGTACTACAAGAAATGTTTTTTGTTTCCAAATATTTGGTAGATTACTCCAAGTAATCTGTTTGTTCGATCTACCATATGTTAGAATAAAAATTCTATTTAACACTTGCCATCCTTGTATCACAATAAGAGACACAGGAGATTCTCATTCCTGGTCCTTCAATCTCACTAATTCCATGTTGTTTGCGACTATCGCCTACAAATACATCACCATCACCAATAGAAATTGCACAACGATGTTGAGGTAAAATAAAGTACGCACCTTTGTAATCTCCTATCTTAAACACGGAGATACAAGTGAGACTTGAATTCAAATCGCCTGCATCGATGTGATAACCCATCATCGATGTTTCATTTTCTGTA